CTGAAAAAGTTAATGCAGAGGTAAAAGCGTTGCAAGAGGCATTTGAAGAGTCTCTGACTGAAGAAGTCGAAAAAATCAAAACAGAATTAGCCGAGAAGGTTGATGATTACTTATCTTATGCTGCTGAATCTTGGATGAAAGAGAATAGTCTCCAAGTAGAGCACGGAATCAAAACTGAGATGAGTGAGTCATTCTTCAATGGTCTAAAAAGTCTTTTCTTAGAGCACAACTTTAGCGTGCCTGAGGAAAAATTCAATCTACTTGACGGTATGGTTGGAGAGCTTGATGAAATGGAAACGAAACTCAACGAGCAAATCGACACTAACGTTGCTTTGAATAAGCGCATTGGTGAGTTTATTAAAATGGAAATCGTGAACGAGAGTGCTGTTGGTCTAGCAGAAACCCAAAAGGAGAAGTTAGCATCATTAGCAGAGGGTGTTGAGTTTGAAAATGAAGAAGATTTTCGTAAGAAAGTCGAAACGATCAAGGAATCATACTTCACTAGGAAGGCTGAGTCTGCTGAAACTGCAGTCGAACCCACCGAAGAAGGCACTGCTCCCCTTGTCGAATCTACAGAGAGTGGCACGATGTCGAAGTACGTCGATGCAATCGCTCGCTGGTCCAAATAATTTAAACTACTACTCTAATAGGTAAAAACGAATGACCGTTCAAAAACTACAAGAGAAGTGGGCACCCGTTCTTAATCACGATGCTCTCCCAGAGATCGGTGACTCTTATAAGAAAGGCGTTGTCGCTCAACTCTTAGAAAACCAAGAAAAAGCACAAATCGAAGAAGGTCAGATCCTTTCTGAAACTCTTCAAACTACTGGTTACACTGGCGCAAGCACCGCTACTGGTCCTGTTGCAGGTTTCGACCCAGTACTTATCTCATTGATCAGAAGATCAATGCCTCAGTTGATCGCCTATGACATCGCAGGTGTTCAACCTATGACTGGTCCTACTGGACTTATCTTTGCGATGAGAACTAACTACGGTTCTGAAAGAGATCCTAACGCATCTGGTTACGACGAAGCATTCTTCAACGAGCCTAACGCAGGTTTCTCTGGTGGTGCAGGTACTTCTTACGATCCTGGTGCTTCCAGTTCTGCAAATAACGACGCTGAAGGTAACAACCCTGCTGTTCTTAACGATAGTTCTCCTGGAACTTATGAGCAGACTGGTGATGCTGCAGGTATGTCTACTGCAACTGTTGAAGCATTAGACGATAGTGCTACTAACACTGCCTTCAGAGAGATGGGTTTCTCCATCGAGAAGGTGACTGTAACTGCTAAGGCAAGAGCATTAAAGGCAGAGTACAGCATCGAACTTGCTCAAGACTTGAAAGCAATTCACGGTCTTGATGCCGAGCAAGAACTTAGCAACATTCTCTCTACTGAGATTCTTGCTGAGATCAACCGTGAAGTTGTTCGTACCATCTACACTAACGCTGTTGCAGGTGCTCAGAACAATACTGCTGCGGGTGGTATCTTCGACCTTGACGTTGACTCTAATGGTCGTTGGTCTGTTGAGAAGTTCAAAGGTCTTCTTTTCCAGATCGAAAGAGATGCTAACGCTATCGGTCAGCAAACTCGTCGCGGGAAGGGCAACATCTTGATCTGCTCTGCAGACGTTGCTTCTGCTCTCGGTATGGCAGGTGTCCTTGACTACGCTCCTGGTTTACAGGGTAACAACGCTTTAACTGGTGTAGACGATACTTCCTCTACTCTTGTTGGTACTCTTAACGGACGCATCAAGGTTTACGTTGATCCTTACTCTGCTAACGTTGCTGATAAGCACTTCTACGTTGCAGGTTACAAGGGTACTTCTCCTTACGACGCAGGTCTGTTCTACTGCCCATACGTTCCTCTTCAGCAGGTTCGTGCTATTAACCCTAACACTTTCCAACCTAAGATTGGATTCAAGACTCGTTACGGTATGGTTTCTAACCCATTCTCTCAGGGTCTTACTCAGGGTTCTGGCGCACTTACTGCCAACAGCAACAAGTACTACAGAAGAGTACAGGTTGCAAACCTTATGTAATTCATATTTACATATCCTCACAGAGACCCTTGACGGGTCTCTTTTTTTATGCTATATTATATTTGTTGATCTGACGAGGTTGACATGGGTGTGACAGAACAATCCTGTTGGAAATAGGCGGGATAATGTATAGACTCAGAGGTGGTACTCGCAATCCCTAAAGGATTGAACTCTTACCAAGAGGTGTCTAGTTAATTGGTATTAAATTTCGCTTTAGCGATTCCCCAATTATGTTGGTATGAAGTAATCCAATCACCCACCCTTCTATATTATTATAACTAGTAGGACTAAAAATCTTAGTCCTTTTTTTATGCTATATAATAATATCACAATGGAATTACATCATGGATTATAATCCTTATTCTCCTGAGTGGCATCGAAAAAGGTATTTACAAGAAGCACTCTTTAAGTATCTTGACGATTATGTTGCAAATGATATTATTATAAATGATATCAAAGATATTCTTCACAGTAGATCTGACGAAGCATATCAAGAGTACAGTAAACTCAAAGAACTAAACGCCAAACTCAGCGACTGACTAAACAATGCTCTCAACCCAATATCGACTTCGACTGGAGTCCATCTGTAAAAAGATTGTTAATGGTGAAAATGTCAAAATAGAAGACATGATTTGGGCAGACAAATTAGCAAAAGCAAATACCACTGCTGCAAATTGGATGCGACAAGCACGACAGAAAGCAGCAAATCCCGACATGGAGGAGGGAGGGACCGACGATTTTCTGAACAAGATGGGACTAGGAGACCCCGACCCATCTAATTATCGAAAGGGGTTTCAAGGTGCAGATGATATAAACGAATGGTTCAATCGCGACAAACCTGACGACTGGAGGCAAAGAGATTAACTTGCGTCCAAACAAAGTACTTTATTAAAACACAAAATGAAAGTTGGAATGATTGGTCTAGGTCGTATGGGCGAGGGTATGTCTCGTCGTATGATGAAACAAGGTATTGAAGTATGGGGTTACCGTCGTAATCTCAAGAAAGCAGAAGAAGCATACGAAAAAGGATACGTCAATGGCATTGCCTATGGTATTCAACAACTAGCAGAAGTTGTTCATAGAAATGGTCCTGGCGTCTTTATGATGGTAGTCCCTGCAGAAACAGTAGAGGATACAATCACAGAACTATTAAAGCATTGTGTCGAGGGTGATATTATCATCGACCATGGCAATAGCAACTTTAAAGATTCTCGTAGGAGAGCAGAAAGGTTATCTAAGTTGGGTATCCAGTATCTTGACTGTGGTACTAGTGGCGGTGTTTATGGTTTAGAACGAGGATACTGTCTCATGGTTGGTGGTTCAGATACTGCAGTAACAGTATGTCGTCCTATCTTTGATGCTCTTGCACCAGGTATTGACGCTGCTCCTAGAACTGAAGATAACAGTTGGGTCTCACCTGCTGAGTCAGGTTGGTTACATTGTGGTCCCGCAGGTGCAGGTCACTTTGTTAAAATGGTACATAATGGTGTGGAGTATGCAATGATGCAAGCATACGCTGAAGGTTTCAACATCTTACATGAAGCAAATGCAGGTTCTAAGTACGTTAAAGAAGAAGACGCAGAGGTCGCTCCGATGGATTGTCCAGAAGATTACTGCTACGACATTAACGTTCCTGAGGTCGCTGAGTTATGGCGTCGTGGTAGCGTGGTTGGTTCTTGGTTGCTTGATCTTACCGCTGTGGTACTACGCAGTGATAGCGAACTCGATAAGTTTGATGGCGGTGTTAGTGACAGTGGCGAAGGTAGGTGGACTGTTCATACTGCTGTGGACCTTGGCGTACCCTCTCCTACTATATCTGCAGCACTATTTGAACGATTCGGATCCAGACGCTTGAACCGTTACGCCAATAAAATCTTAAACGGAATGCGTGCTATGTTTGGTGGTCATGACGTTCGCTGATGTCTTACTATGGGGAGCACTACCCTTTGTATGTGCCACCATTTATTTCGGGTTACGAAAAGGTGAAAATGACTACTATGACT